TGTGGAAGGCCATTAAAAAAGCGTACATTATCGGAGTCAACCCATTGTCCTTGACCCGTATAATCTGTGACTTCTTTATTAATGCCTGGTTTTATTGTAAAATTAGTCAGTGGCATGGAAGTAATTTACTACAAAACTACTTCTTTTTCATCATAAAAACATTAATAGTCATCCTACCGTCATCAATAGAAGTACCGTGATTACCGACTGAAGCATGTTTGAGGCCCTGTTCAAAAAAGACACAGGTTCCTTGGATAAATTTAGTTGAAGCAATGATTTTATCTTCAGCATCGTAAAAATCTGTACCAGAACTAAAGTTTGTTTTTGACAGATAAATAATAGCTGTGTCAGAAGCATCATAGTGTGCCCAATCATTATCTTTGTCTTCTAAAAGCCGTAAATGACAATACATGCATATGTTCTCATAATCGTTTAAATTAATTAATCTTGACTGTTCTAACAAAGTAGCAATATGTAGATACAAAAAAGGTGCACTTGTTCTCAATTCGTCAGTCCTTAAACCAGGCCAGTCTCCACTAGCATTATCTGTTTGTTCAAAATCTTTGCGATTATAAAATTTTAATTGTTTAGCTAAGTCATAAATGTTTTGACAAAAAGGAAGAAAATTAAATAAAGTAGTTGCTCTATTCATCTTTTTTAGAAAATAAAGAGCCAACATGACCTTTAAAGGCTCTATTCCCAAAGTGAGTTAAAGGCATTGATATGTCTGCCCATATATCTCCACCACATTCTAGCCATAATCGAGAAAAGTAATAGTCCTCTGACAGATATCTTTTCTTTCCTGGACTTGTTTCATAGATACCTGCACAGAATAAGTCATAGCAGTTATCAGATTTAAAAGACTTACCATTAATAATTTGATCAGATTCATATTTACGCTCTGGAAATTTTTTCATCATCGTACGAAAAACTTCTCTTTTGACGAGCATCATTCCCGTAGCAGCTTCTTGTACCTTACAAAACCCATTTTCTATTTTAACATTCATGGGATCATCAAAATTTAAATTATAGCCTAGTGATTTAACTTCTAATTCTTCAGGGGTTGCGTTAGGATTATCTTTTAATATTTGAGGTATTTTTTCAAAATGAACATGTTTTCTTGGGTAGATCCCACAAACCACATCTTTATCAAAACAAAGCATGCGTTGTATATTTTCAGCCTGAAAGCCAATATCAGAATCAATAAATAATAAGTGAGTCGCTACATAATCTTTAGCATCCATCATCATTGAAACTACAGTATTACGAGCACGAGTAATTAAACTTTCATTACCCATTGATTGCATTCTTAATCCTACACCACGAGCCATGGACCATTGTTGTAATTGTAATAATCCGTGCATGGTATTCTCAGTCAACATTCCACCATACATTGGCATTCCTAAAAATATCTTAAAATTCTTATTTTTTAATTCTTCTGGTTTGATCATTAATTAAATTTAAAAGCTACAGTAAACCTGTGATTATTTTTAAAAGGAGATGCTGTGTGTTTAAACTCCGCTGGGAAAACAACAATTCTACCCGGTACAGGCAGTATAGACATAATAGTGTTATTATTTGATAAAAACTTTGTTTCACCACCTTCATTAAAATCAAAGTCTAGATTAGCATAATATAATAAGGTCATACCTTTTTCTCCATCAATATGAAAATTAGCATTTTCTCTAGGAGCAAATAAATTTACATAAGCTCTTATTATAGTTCTATCTTTTAAAGGTTCACATCTAGGTAAAAAATCAAGTATAGAATTATAAGTAATAGTGTCATTAGCTAAGGGTGATACCATACCTGTAGGAGCATATTCCGCAGCATCTCTTTCACCATAATAGTAAGGAAGTCTTGTTAATTCTTTATATATTTTATCAATATCAGGTATCTTGTTATCAAATATCTCTAACATTTATGCTTTTTTTTCGTAACCTATATTTTTTCTTTTATCATAAGCGTATTCTGGATAGTGTGGACCATCCATATCAATATAATGCAAAAAGGCTTGTGCACAATGATCGCCCTCAAATTTGTTTCTCCAATGTACTAACTCTTCTCCCATATATACAACACCGTCACCTGGTTTCATAGTTATTTCATTAATAAGAGAATATCCATTATCTAAATTTTTGTCTTTATTGTACTCACCAAAATATATACTCCAAGGATCCCCTCCAAAATTTATTGTTACAGAATACTGACACGAAGGTCTATCTGAGTGTGGTTTTAATATTTCTCCTTTGGTATACATTCTTGCATAAGAGTAAGTTGGACATAAATTTTTACTAACAATAGTTGAAAGTTTTTCAGTCATAAAACTAGATAATGTTTCTGTGCTCAAGTCTGCATAGCAATATTTTAAATAGCCCCCAGGGCTTTCCTGACCGTCGCTAAAATCTCTATTAGTGCATGATTTTAAAACAAAATAGTTATACAAGAAATTACATAACTCAATAGGAACTATTTGTGAAACATGAACATATTTATGTTGTTTAAAGTACTCTACATGGTCCATATAACTAATACCTTCCTTTCTCCTGAAGTAACTTTTGCTACTTTATGGGGATACATAAAGTTAGAAGGAAAAGCAATCACATCTCCTAAATCAAGTTTAACTCCTTTTTCTTCATTTTGAACAAACAACTCACCTCCCTCATATTCATTAGAACTATTCATGCCTATGAGTACTGTTAAAGTTCTTGGATACTCTCCAGAATGATCTGAATGATATTCATACTTGCCTTGAGTGCTTGCTTCATAACGTAAAAATTGAAAGTAATTTTTTTTAGAAAAATACCATTCAGATACATTTTCTTTATAAAGATTATTTAATGTTTCAGTGAATTTTTTTAATTCATTAAAAAGAATTCTTTTTGAAACAGATTGTCCGATTGAATCTTCTTCAAAACTCGCAACTTGAACAGACCGTATATCACGATTTAATCCTGAACTTATTTCCCCTGTTGTAAATAAGGAAGTATCTTCATAAATTGTAGAGTTAGCTAAATTAACTAATTCTTTTTTCATGCCTCCTTTCATAAATAGTAGATAGGAGATAACTTCTTTTTTAAGATTAAGCACCTAAAATATTATTTTTTGCTGTGGTTGCTGATGTTTGAGCTGATGTGTGTGCATTTGCTAAATCAGAATCATATGTTTCTGAACTAGCATCTAAGTTAGCTACAAGATTATCATAAGTTGTACTATAAGTTTCCTCATAAGTTTTTTCCCCATTCCATCTTGTAATCATTGTATTTACCCAAGAAGGTATTTCGCTTTGACCGTTAACTACCAAATTTGGATCAGTATTTGTATACTCTATTTCACCTGTACCTAAACCTACGCTATATTGAAAAGCGTGAATGTTATTAGGGATTTGATCACTAGCTTGTATGTTTAAATAAGCTTTACCATCAATAATTACATCTGCTTCTGTATTTCCAGAATAATTTCTTGGTCCGTCATTAGGATTATTAGGATTAACCCCAGAATCAAATATTATTGTGATTTGATTATTTACTGTTACGTTGTTTATTGTTATTGCCATTTTTTTTACCTTTGGTTCCTTTCTTTATACCAACTTTTTTATTAGAAAGCAATGAAATGTCTTCAGTAACATCTTCGCCTTTTTCTAAAGCTACTTGGCTTTCAGCAATATTGCCCCATATACTACCTACTTGTTTTGTCGGATCTTGCTTTTCTTTTTTAGCTTGTTCATTAACAAGAGCTAAAGTGACCATATTGGCTTTTACCATTTCGTTACGAAATGATTCAACTGCTGAATTTGTTTGTACTTGTTTTCCTGTATTTTCAACTAAAAGTAAGGGAAGCCATGCAATAGAGCATCCCCATTCTTGAACATTTTGACCACTTTGTGGATGTTTTCCTTGAAGCATGTTATACCAAATACATTGGTGTTTAATGCATTTCTTATTTAAAAGAGGACATTTTCCGTCTGGATCGAATATTGGCATTTCTTATAATAAACTACAATTAATCCTTAGAACATGCAATAACATTTGCAAATTTTAAATTCATTGCAGGTACTGATAACGATGTTGTAGCTGAAGCAGAACCTCCTAGTCCTGCACTACCTGAGATAGGGTGCGTATGAGACCCACCCCCACCAGTGCTGCCTGAATTTGTATATACACTTACCGCAATCTGAGTACCACCAGTTCTTGCAAGTGTAGCAGCTAGCTGTCCACTAGGATGAAGATGTGAAGCTAATTCAGGTGTACTTAGTGTATGAGATGAAAGAGTTAATGAACCACTTACGCTAGCACCTGCTGTATCTGAAAAACTTATGGGACCAGAGGCTGTAGATTTTGATCCTGTAAAAACTGTACTAAAAGCATCAGAACCTCCTGTACCACCCCCCGCTCCTGTCACAACTCTTAAAGCTGTCGTATTAATAGAAGCAGAGGTGTTTTGAGTCCAACCAGAAGGAGCTGAAGCTTGAAAAAATAATGCGGTGGAACCACTAGGTATACTTGATACACCTGTTAAACTTGACCCATTTCCAGAATATCCGGCAGCATTAATGTTTCCGTTTGATGCTGTTAGTACTGTTGAATCAACTGTAAAACTATTTTTTATACTTAAATCACCCAATGAGTTTGCAAATAAATCAGTCACAGCATTTCCTTTTGAATAAAGAATAGTGTGTGATCCTTGAGTTA